CTATGGTGTCGCCCTTACGATTGACATCATCGCAGAACAGTTTGAAGAACTCTTGATCCGGCCCGCCAGTGCGCTCTATAGACTCGGAGAAAATGAAGTTAGTGAAGAAGTCTACGAGAGGCTCACAATAGTTGATATTGTGTATTCGTTTGGCTCTGTCCTTGAAGTCCTCTTCGTGCTCCCTGGTGTGCTTGAACAGGTTAGCGGAGTGGGTGAAGGACGTACCACCTTCATAGGCGGAAAGGTAGAAGTTCCACAACGGGGCGTACTTGTTCCATACTTCGTGTGTGGACCGTAACCGCTTTATCTCCTCAGTGCTTGTAATGCCGTCGAATGCGGTCATTTCTACTTTTAAGGTTCCAGCCATTACGAATCATCCTATAGCGCTACGAGCGTATGTTTAAACATCGACAACAGGGCGTTCAATGAGTACTTGCTGTTACGTTCAACTTCTGCTGAGTACTCTCTACCGCGCCGCTCTGCTAGCTGCAATAGGTCGTACATAGGGAGCACAGCATTAATGCGTACGTGGCCATTAGTTTCAAAACTATCGTAGACCTTGTGCAGCCACTCTCTACCACCAATCACGTAGGCCGAAACCATCATGTTGGTGTAGTATTCGTCAGAGTAATGGCGGGCGTAACCTCTCACACCAGCGAAGTGATAGTGGATCAGTTTTGGATGTATCCAATTCTTGAACCCATACCGCCACGCTTTCAAGTCAAACAGCAACTCTTCACCGCCGTATCCAGACAAAAGGTCATCTGGGCCATAGCCACCGACGGCGTCCCAAACAGCCCTGCTGACTGCAAACCCACCATGACCGGCTGCGGCGATCTGGTACGGAAGCCACGCGTTGTCCGGTACAGTCTCTGATACACCCCAGAAGTTGTAGGCGAGCTTTAACCTGTACTGATAGTGAACAACATCGCCAGCGTAAAACTGGGTGGAGGAGTGTAATAGGTCTACGTCCTCACGATCCAGCATTGCCATTGCTAGTCTGAAATAGTCTTTGGATACCAGACAGTGGTTGTCGAAGAAGAAACAGATTCTTCCAGAAGACTCTTCTACACCAACGCGCCTTGCGGCAGACGGGGTTAATACCGTGGGTACGTGTACCACCTTACCCAACCCGTTGTGCTCTAACTGATACTTTAGTGCGGATATCTCGTTTGGTTCTGTCTTATCCCCATTGGATACGACTATGAACTCATACGAGTACTTATGGCCGATTAAGTCTTCATAGCAACTATGCACAGTAGCCCATGAACCTAGCGGTGAACCTCGGCTTGGAATAATAATAGATAGGTCCATACGACTACGTAAAATTGAAATTGGCGCTGCCCACAGAGCGCTTATGAATAAGCTACTTTAGGCAAGCGTTCCTGCGCACCAGTGAGGCAGCGCCAATACTTTAGATTCCCCTAATAGAACTGTACTTGTACACGAATGGATCTCTGTCAGAGGCCCAGTTCGCTAGAGCGAGTGCTATGACACAATCGTCATGTTGGTCGCCGGGGGCTGAGAATTTTACAACCCCGCCTCCGCTAACGGTATACTCGTAGTTCTCTAGCTCGCGTCTCAATACAGTTACATCTGGGAATGAAATCTTTTGGTTCTCTATGTTTACTCGCAGCTTGTCAATCAACTGCTGCTTAGCGGTTGTTCCACCTAGCTTGTATGGCTCTACCTTTACGCCCGCCCTTTGAATATCTTCAACAATCGGGTCACCCAGGCCAGTAGAGTCAATAACCGCTAGTGCAGAATAACGCCGCGCTACGTCTATAATCTTGTGTTTCTGTACATCCCAACTGATTTGATTAAACCTGTCGAAATATACAAGGTGGTTGTTAACAGTGTCAACCACACATATAACTGAGAAATCTTCCAATCGGGCTAAGTCAACTCCCATTACGTACCGGTGCCCAAGGATCGGGTCTTGAAGAGTGCCTTTAATACACTCCCTGACACCACGGAACACACCAGCCGAATCTAGTAGGAACTGCGCCCCAACCTCCTGCCTAAACACGTCTTCAGGAAGGTTGCGCCGCATCTCCTCTACAGACTCAAGCGGTACGTGCGGGTTTACCCAGGTCGGCATACGAACTGACAGCCACTCTGGCCATGGGTCTGGATCATCCACGGAGTACTTAGGCGAACCGTCCTCGTACTTCTTCTCGCCGCGTTGATAGATGTCGTAGAACCATCCACGACCCTTCGGCGTAGAGATGATTAAGCCCTTGCCCTGCGTCTGAGTGGTCGTAGTCAACAGAGATACAAACGACTCATATGGTTGTCTAGCGGCTTCATCCATAACAAAGAAGTGGACGCCGAAACCTCGAAGTGAATCCGGGTTGTCGCCTGACTTAAAGTCTATGTGACTTCGCACCACACCGTCTGGTTGCAAGAGTTCAAGTCTGAGGTCTGCCTTGTAGTCAACAAAGGTTCCCATCGGTAGCAAGCGCTTCACCAGCGCATACGCCATCTTTGACTGCGCAAACGTTGGTGCTACCCACCAATTCAACGACCCCTTTACATTCCAAGCGTGCTGCACTAGGGCAATCGTACATCCGTATGTATTGTGCGTAGGAATGCACGCCCTACCCGCCAGAAATAGGTGTCTAGGATTAGAGACACGGATACACCTGACTGGTACTGAATCTATCTGCTCTACAGACACGATGGTTCTACGCGACTGTCGCTCTGTACCCTTCACTCTAAGACGTGCCAACTTCCTGGCCAAACGAAACACCGGTATGCTAGTTGTGAAGAATACACGATAACAAAGTTTACCATCTACGCCATTACATTTCGGAACACGTTCCGCCCTAGACGTCTTCACACCAAACGAATTCAGCAATTCCTCAACACCATCGACCAGTACTTTATTAGTGTTATCGAAACAACAGTGACCAGTACGTGAAACAGTTCCGTCAGTGTCCATCAATCCTTGCAAAAGAGACAGACGCTGCGCTGGGCTGGCCTGTAAATACTGTACAGGTACGTGCTTATTAGATATAAATCCAGAGGAACGTAAGGTATCGGTTAACCCTACAATTCTATACTCCCTCTTCTGAGATGGAGGAAGGTAACTCTGGAATCCCTCGGTGGCTAGTTCATCAAGAACCTGCTGATCATCAGTAGTAACAACACCTGTACAACCTGTTCCATCGCCCAACCACACTCCGAGAACATAAGGCGGTATGGGTAACTCTTTTACTGGGTATTGAAGCGGTCCACAGACATCTACCGACCAGTCCTTGTCAACGCTTTCCTGTATGGTAGCGGTGGAAATGGTTGAGTACTGGTCACGACGCTTACGCGTCGATACCTCCCACATGTGTTCTTCATCTGCATCAATAAAGCTACCGTCGCTGAATGTTACCCTGCAACACACATGGTCGTGCATGGGGTCGGTAGCATACTCTACAGTAGTTGGGAGCCCCTCGTGATCGAATACTACATCTCCCTCTTGCAACTCGCCCATAGTGGTCCATCCACTTGGCGTGGGTATCGGTGTATCTAGCGTAAGCGCCTTGCCGAACTTGGTGCCTGCGGCACCAACTACAAACCTAAGCCCAGGTATTCTATCCAAGGCTGATATCAACTCATACTGAGTTGGGTGCGCTGGAGGTAGTGTTAAGATTACCGGTTTGAGTAAAGTCTTATTAGCCAGTATCGCTGAGCCGTTGTAAAAATTATCTGGCTGTTTCTTACGTGGCATACTTTACTGCTACTAGCGCCTCTGCGGTTCTATTGATTGCCCGTTCATGAAGAGTAGAATAAGCCTGACCTTCAGGGGCCTTGTGTCCATCGAAAACTAAATGAAGCAATTCGTGAACCAACGTAGACTCACCTTCTCCGCGCCGAAGGTAGATATTCGATATCTCTTCCTCCGGGGAGAACACATTCAAACCAACGTTACCGCCCATGTACTTGTTGGTTCCGTAGTTTAGCGTGATAGTCCAGGTGGTTAGTTTTAATATACTCTGCCACTCAAGGAGCAAATTGCGAAGCTGCCGTATGGTCAATGGTTCAGTTTTCATAACACCGGTACTATTCAGGTGCGGAAACTGATCCCTCGTCTGGAGCCTCTATCAGCTTCTGGTCAACAACCTGTTCTACTACTTCCGCATCTATAACGTCGTCATAGGTCTGCATGTGTACAGGCCGGGTATTCACAGAGCCGTCTTTGGTAACAATCGCCTTGTATTCAAACTTGTCAATGGTCATGGAGCCAAGGTTCTTTGGTAGATAACCAAGATCCTGGAGCGCTTTGATCTTCGCCAGTTGGAAGTTAAAGATTGCTTTGCAGTGCTCAAGGTAGTCTCTGGACCCCTTGGCGCATTCCTTCTTGCTGGCCTCGATATCGGCTACTTGATTTTCAAACGACAGCGTGACGTCGGCAATGACCAGCCCGACGTCGTCTTCCTGGATCAGTTTAGCTCGCTCACCACGAATGTACTTCTTGTCCATCCGTACCAGCTTTTCGCTCACACGGAAGACATCGGCTATAGCAGTATTTGTTAGCTCTGGTTGGGTTGCAATCAGGAACGCTAACGCCACTCTGCGCTCTTTGGAGGTTAGTTGCTCCCCACTACGGGCGCGTTCTACAAGTTTTTCCGACTGCGTTATAGCCATACATTCTATCTATATTCTATCATGAAAACACACAAAGTCAATGTGTCTACAGGTAGTGGTAGTAAGCTAACATGTTGGATTTAAAGACTTTAGGATCGATTTGAGAATACTTCTAACCGTGGTCATATAAGTGTCGTCAGTGTCGTCAACCAGCACCACGACCTTGCACTCGTCCAGTGACGCAGCCCGTTTTACTCTGGGGCAATGCGTTGGTAGGTCTTTACCCTTCCTGTACCTCTCGGCCTTTGAGGCCCGAATGATACGCCTGCGCTCCGACTCTGATATTTTGCGTTTTATGTACGCCCGCATTTGAGGTGGTGCCTTGCCGCTAAAAGATTATGCTATACAACCGGAATACTAGGTGTTATATTACTGTCACTGAAATGAACGCAGAACCCGAGCGCCACCAGCACGTTTTAACTGGTGGCGAGGCAACCAAACCGTCGGCAACGTTGGTAGATTACTGCGCCGACTGCGGTAATGCTTTTGATTTCCGCGACCTATGGATGGATCTGGCTACAGGCACAACAACCTGCGACACCTGCAACAGCAAGAAGGTGGGCCAGTAACCACGGTGGGCGGCTTGCTACGACGCGATGGGCTTTCTGTAGCCAACAGGCCGTCCGCGTTTTTTAGGGGTATACTGCCGCATCCCCTCTTCAGGGGGTACCCCTAGAACTTGACAGATCTTAATCATGGACTGCTCAGACGGTCGGGCACGGTCAGACAGGTAGAAGTAGACGGATGCTCTCGACAGTCCAGCGTCATTGGCTAGCTGCTCATTACTGATGCCCTTTTGGGTCAGGATCGGTACAAGCCACTCTCTAATACTATTGAAGTCGTTGGATGTATTGTCCATTATTCAATTATAGCATACACACCAATCGAATGTCAATGGGTTAGATATGGGTGTATAATGATTATAATAGGGTTAATGGTTATACTGGCTATAATCGCCCCTATAGTCATTAATCACTAGTTCAACTAGTTGGTATACTAGTGGGGTATGTTAATTGTTCGTCGTTTACAATCTTATTATAGCACGTTTCAAGACCAATGTCAAGTAAAAAATGTGTCTAGTAGA